GGAGTCAATGTTTACGAACACGCACGGCGGAACGATGTTGCGCGGATCGTTTACAACTTGGAGAGAAGGGACGGTCTGGAGTTTGGCGACTAGGTCGTCGTAGCCCTCATTAAATAAGTCGGTGTAGGTAGGGACTGGCACTAGGCCACCTGCGGACGATCAATGCCTAACAATTGGCGGATCATTCCGTTGAGTCCCATGACGGGAGCGGTTCCCATTGACTGAAAGGATGCAAAGGAATCCATAGATCCGCGCTGGCGGTACAAAGCTCCTCCGTACATGATCGTCCCAAGTTTGACATCCTGCGATGGAACAGTCGTCAAAGAGTCGACATAGCCGGCTTCCATGCGTCGGCGCCAACAGAATTGAGATGCACTAGACGCGCATATTGTTAAGAACGCTGCGTCGGCGCTTGTGGCCGTTCCTATGCCGAGCCAGTCCTCAACGTCTCCTGCGCTGATCCACGAGCAAGTTGGAGTTGATGTCAGGGTTCCAGACGCTGCGGTTCGCTCGACATCGGCGGCCGTTTTTGCGTATAGGACTTGGTTGGCGATTGGTACGTTGACGTCGTAGAGCAAGTCGCCTTCGGAATCTACGCCTTCGTAAAGATATTGCGGAAGGGCGCGGATTGTGTAGGTGCCGTTAAACGTGGCGTCTACTCCTGCGACCGTAATTGACTGGCCGACCTCCAACTCCGTCGGGGTGAGAAGTTGAAGGACGGCGTAGTCGTCTATGAGGTACTTGTTGGTGACGCTGTAGGTAGCCATGAGCGGATGCTCCGCTCTCGACTAGGCGATCAAGATCGACTGAACTTGGGTGCTATCTGCAATAAAGGTTGAAACATAGCCCGCGTACGAGAAGTTGCGACCCAAAGTAGACGGCAACTCCACGCTCATTAGGCCACGGATTTGCTCATAGAACTCGATGGCTTGTGCGCGTGCGACAACCATTGTTGAAGCCGCAAAGTTACGGTCTGCAACAAGAGTCAAACCGAACGGGTTGAACGTGCTCATCTGTGTAATGTTTGCAGTTCCCGCAGCGTTCATTCCGGTTAGTCCGGCGGCGGCTGTGTACGGGAATACAGGTCGCTTGTCCGCGTCCAACTGCTTTCCAAGGTACAGCCATACGTTCGGGTCTACGAAAAGATGGTCTGGCAAGAAGTTGGTTGCAACAAGAATGTTGTATGCCGAAGTGTAAAGCGCGTTGAACAACGAACTTGGATCGGTGGTGTTAACTGTCCATGTTGCTCCCGATGCTGTTGCGCCAGCGGTGATTGCGTCTGCAGCCACGTTGTCGCTGGCCAAGAGATATTCGCCAAGTAAGTCATTGAGGATTATCTGCAAACTGGCTGGGTCTGTGAAGTCGACGTCCTGAATTGAGAGCGTGACTTGTCCTGCCAATGTTGTCTTGCTTACCGAGTTGGAAGCAATAACCATTGTTGTTGCGGATGCTGCGGCGAGTTCGTTTGCTTGTGCAGCGACGCTTGTGTGCGTGGTAATCGTTGGACGAATAAATGTCTTTGATGCTCCGCCGTTTGGCATTGCACGTGCGCCAACTGCCTGAACAACTGGACGGATAAAGTTGAGGTCTTGAAAGACTGGCCCAAGGACTGGTACTGGCAACAGACCCGGAGTGTCCGTAGTGAGTACATCACCTGCGGCGGCTTCAAGTGCGGATTGCTTTGACTTGATGAAGTCTTGAGTTGCGGCTGCAACGTTGCGGAATGTGTCTCCGCCGATGTGCATTGCTGCCATGTATTCGCCTGGGGTTGGAAGATCAAACTTGCGCTTCGGTACTGCTGGAAGAGAAGCGGTTGGAATGGTGGCTTCGATGACTGGTGCTGCTACTGATTCGGACATTGGGTTCTCCTGTTGAGGTTCTTGTTCTTCATTATTACTGATTTCTTCTTCGGGCTGGTGGATACTGGCCGCGACTTTGGTGATCTGTGCAAAGTCTCCAAAAGCTCCTATGGGGACAAGCGACAATTCCTGCCAGATAGCAGACTCAATCACCATGGTTCCGTCTTCGTCGTACGAGAACTTGACTGGGTTGATTCCAACTGAAACTTGGTCAATGGTGCCGTCTGCGGCCATGACAAGCGCATCATTTCCGAGAGAAGTGGCGCTGATCTTGGCGGTAAAGAGCATGCCTTCTGGGGTGTCTACTCGCTCTGTGACAACGCCTACTGGTTGGCTGGCGTCGTGATACATGAAAAGTCGTGGTGCTTTGCCTTCGGTCGGAAGGGCGCCGGGAAGGATGCGAACGGTGGTTCCGTCGGAGACGGTTGCGTCCACGTTGTAGGGTGCGGCAATTCCTGAGATCGTTCGGCGTGGTGCGTCGCCTGCGGCGGCGTCAAGCGTAAAGTCTCCTGCAATTAGTTTGATCATCGGTTTGCTAATCCTTCTTGAGTGTTTTCTTGGTAGGTGGGTTCGTCTGCTTTGTCGGCCATGTAGTTCTCTTCCAGATAGGACTCTGCGTCAAACTCGACGTAGGTTCCGCGTGGAAGAACGCTGTCCATTGATAGCGCTGCGGCAATTGCTTCGGCGTACATTTTGAGTCCGAAGATATACAAGTCGGCGCGGGCTTGTTGGGATGACTGATAGGAATACGATCCAGTCGATACGCCTACAAGATACGGTGGGACATTGCAAAGGCGAGCGGCTTCAAGGGCGCTGTAGTTTGCTGATTCAATGAGAAGCATTTTGTCTGGGCTCATCGTTGTCGGTTCGTACGAAAGAAACTCATTAAGCGCGGCCGTTTGATTTGTTGCGCGCGCTGCGTTAAACGATGCGGCAAGATCTGCCAACTCTTGAGCGCTTAGCGGTTCGCCGCCAGTTTGTTTAAGTACGCCGGCTGGAATGCTTGAAGATGCGTTGCGTGTGCGCGCGTCGTTGATCTTCAATGCAGTCTCAACAACTTGCGTTCCAGAATAAATTAGTCCTTGCGTTGGGCTAAGAATCTGCACCAAGTTCGCTGGATCTATTTCGCCGCCCTGAAAATAAACGGCTTTTGATGGTGCAAACCACACGGGGCCTGCCATGTCTTGCGTTGTAATTGAGCCGGCTGGAAGACGTGTAAAGGATGCTGGGTAGCCGTCGGCGGTGCGTGAAGTGATGTACCAAAATGCGCGGCCAAAGAAAAACAAGTCGTCAAATGTCCACGACATAAGAAAGTTGTAAGGCACATCAGGATCGGGACGACGAAGCCATGATCGAGGAGCAAGATAGATCTTCTCCATTTCTTCGCCGTTCCATTGTTCCGTGTACATCTTGAGCGGCATGCAACCGATAACGGATGCCATAAGATCTCGCGAGCGATTTATGGCGGCTACTTGTACTGCACGGTTACGCGCTTCGCCTTCTTGATACGTGTAGTACTGGCCGATCATGGAAACGCCAGCATTGTTTGATGCGTAGTTAAGTCCTGCGCCTGCGGCTGCGGCTTTAGCCGGCGGCGGCGAGATTGCGGCCTTGCTTACTTTGCGATCAAATAATCCCATCCCTAGAGCATGACACACTTGACGCGTTTATGGTGGCAACCGCTCGGAGGCGTTTCCGATCCCGACGAAAGGTAGGGCTCACGAACGGCTGCCGAGAGGATGCTAGTTCGGGACGATGACTAGTGAAGGCTTTTGGGTAACTCGATTTTGTGAGGCTAAGGTTGCCGACCAGATTAGGGTGCGGCACAACTCGATCGGGCCGGGTGACTTTTGGGATGAGACGGCGATTGAGCCTTGGGTGCGGACGAGGACGGCGCGTTGTACGTGTTCGGAAAGCATGGCTTCTCCCGTGTGAACGAGCCGCATTTCGTGGATCATGTTTTTGACGACTGGCGTGTACTTCAGAATCTCGCCGTATCCGACAACTATTCGGCGCCGGTCAAACGTGGCGGATTGAACAAGCACGTCGATCGTCGGTGAGAACGCGAACTTGACGGCGGAATCTTTGGCAATTTCGGCTAAGTGCTCCAGTAGTTCCTTTTGTGTTTCGGCGGTGAAGGCCACGGAGTTAACAACGCGGCCATCGGGCAGGGAGACGGATCGGGTGGCGAAGTAGCGCGTGTCGTCCATGGAAGCTTCTACGGCGACGACTCCGCCGGCAGGGACTTCTCCTTCGTAGAGCAAGTCTGGCCATAGGCCGTGTGGGATCCAAGAGTTTGCGGAGGCGACCCACATGTTTAGGGAGCCGCGCAAGAAGAGTGCTCGATCAGGGCCTTCGGATTCTTGGCGCAAAGTCTCGATCGTCAGGAAGTGTCCGATCGCTGGGTTGCCCCAATACCACGACGCCTCATGCAGCGGATCCAACGAGGGCTCGGGCGACCATTCGGCAAAGTAGAACGACGAAGGCTTTTTTAGGTCAATGAGCCGAAGCGCGTTTTCTCGGTGGCGGATAAACAATTTGGATGCTTCCGTGCCGGCCGTAGAGAACATGGCAGTTAAGGGCGAGCGTCTGGCGCGTTGAGCCGGCAAGAGTCCTGCTTCTACTTCGTCGGAAACATCAAACAATTCGTCAATGATCGCCAAGTCGATTGTCATGCCGTGGCCGACGGAGGGACGCGCTGCTTTGACATACCATTTTGAGCCGTCTGGCATTGTCGCTTGATAGCGGCCGTAGGACATAATGACCTTGGCTCCGCAGCGCTTTTCTAGGATTGGGGCGATCTCCTCAAAGAGCATGCATGCAAGATCAAGACGATGCGAAAGCGAGACGACTGTTTGACGCTGACCACGGATCTTCGGCATCTCGATTAGCCAGAAGAGAATGAGCGCTTGGATGACTGTGGTCTTCCCGTTCTGTCTGGCCACGGACACAAGGCTCGACCTATGCACAAGATCCTGATCGGCGTTGAAAGTAAGCATCTGATCCAATACGTGCATCTGCCAAGGGAGCATCGTTAGGCCGAGAAGCTTCTGGGCTATGTCCCCCACAATTGCTGCCCACGATCCGACACCGTCAGGGCTAATCGTTTCCAGTCTCGGCCGGTCATGCGCGATCGCCGCTGGTTCAGGCTGGTTGCCGCCATTCTTGGTAAAGAGTTGGA